GTCCTTCGCGCTGTGGAGCGCGGTAGTACTTACCCTTGGCTGGTAACCAAGGGAGTAGCCATGTGTAAAACCAAGAGCGTCGGGTAGGTTAGCATCTATCAACATGGTTCGGTCTGGGCGGTGTGGAGACACCGACATGACACACGCGATGGAGGGGCGTGTGCAGCAGTTACCGCACACTGTACAACAGTGCGGACAGTGGTGTCTGGATCTCACCAACCCTAGCCAGGGACGGCCAATTCTCCTCATTTCTCAAGCATGGCCGAAACTCAGATCTATTACGTTGGAAACGTGACTACCAGGCTGTCCACCTGGGCCCGCTTTAAAAACAACATTGCCAACTGGTGGCAAGATATGAAGGAATCGAGCGGTGTTGTGCAGTTGTTGTGCTGCATCGACACGACGGAGTTGGAGAACTACCGTCAAGATGAGCGTATCCGAGGAGACATACGCTCAGCAATGCGTACTCAGATGGGGTACAACGGGGGTGTTACCTGTGTTGCCGGAGCCATTCGGGCTGCCGAGGCAGAAGGGTATCACATGGTGCGGAGCGAAGCACCAGTGCCAATGATCGAGGCACCAGCACCCGTCGTCAACCCGCAAGCACGCATCATTCCAAAGTTTGCGGCTGCAGTTTGTTTGCACCTCAAGGCCAAGTTCGGTCAATTGAGTCGTGACGAGGCGAACATGCTGGTCATCCAGCGTGATTACCTCAAGATCTGCCGTGAACACGGAGTTCGGGATGTGGATATCGCTAGCCACAGGCAGCATGTGCTCAATGCATTCTTCACTGAGGATGTGCTTGAGCGCATTGCCCTGACCCGCACGCGCGCTCCAAAGTGGATGCGGAGGCGCGAGGAACCCTCACTACCTGCCAAGCCGCAGGTCTGCTGAGGGGGCCCAGTTAGGGTTATGGGCCAGAGCACATTACTGAGTAAGGCGCTACGGAAACAGCGCATCGCTATGTGTTCTGGCAAGCTGTCCGTTTCACGAAACGGGCTCCCGGCACAAGAGCGCCAGTTCATTGTCACCACCGGTCTCGGACCAGACAGTGTACTTGGCGTGTATCACAACAACGTCGATACCATTGAGCGCGCCTTTACAGAGCGGTACTTTCTCTGTAAGGATGGGGAAGGCTTCAGGCCCGCGTTCAAGGTGTCGAACTCGGCTTATACATTACCGGAACTGGTGGAGTTCCGGGAGGAAGTGGTGCGTCACACCAAGTACTTGCCCGTTGCAACCGTTGACCAAGTCGTCGACGCTTACACCGGTTCGAAGAAACGTGTCTACCAGCAAGCTCTCGAATCGCTCTGTACCGAGCCTTTGAGTGAAAAGGATGCGCTGCTCACCTCATTTGTTAAGTTCGAGAAACAGGATGTTACGAAAGCACCGCGGGTCATCAACCCGCGCTCTGCACGCTACAACCTCCGATTAGCACGGTATCTCAAGCTCGCAGAGCACAAGATATTCAAGTCAATCAACAAAGTTTGGGGGGGTCGGACCCGAGCCACAGTCATCAAGGGGTTCAATGCTGATGTGTCAGCAGCGATCTTACACGACAAGTGGTCCTTATTCCGCAAACCCATTGCCATTGGACTAGATGCGAGCAAGTTCGATATGCACGTGAGTGTGCGAGCACTACAGTACGAGCATTCGTTCTACAAGGCTCTGTTTCCCGGGGACAGAGAACTTTCGCAACTACTAAAATGGCAACTACACAACAAAGGCACTGCGTATGCACGGGATGGTAAAGTGAAGTTCTCCATGGAAGGAACACGAAGTTCTGGGGATCTTAACACCAGTCTCGGTAACTGCATCATCATGTGCGCCCTCGTCTACGCGTATTGCAAGATCAAGGGTGTTGTGGCAGAACTAGCCAACAACGGCGATGACTGTGTGTTGATCGTGGAGGAGTGTGATGTTGGTAAAATTACTGAAGGGCTGGATTTGTGGTTCCGGCGGCGAGGGTTCGCCATGACCGTGGAACCACCAGTGAGTGAGTTTGAGCAGATTGAGTTCTGTCAGACCCACCCAGTTAAGCTCAGCTCGGGGTATCGCATGATTCGCAACTTTTCAGCTGTGATGACGAAAGACCCGATGTGTATGTTGCCAATACCCAATGAAACCGCCATGCGCAAGTGGTGGGGAGCTGTTGGGGAGTGCGGGTCCATACTCAATAATGGAGTCCCGGTGTATTCGGCGTTGTATGGACTGCTGCGCGATTCTGGTGTTGAGAGTTCCACCGGATACAAGCAGGAGTTGTTTCGCAATGGTTCGGCGTTATACGCCATGCGAGGAGTGAAAACCGCCAATCTGGATGCCACAGCGCGTGCGTCATTCTATGTGGCCTTCGGGGTGTTGCCAGACGAGCAGCGCAGTCTTGAAGCCTACTACAGCGGTGGATCTCTTTTGTGGCGTAATACCACTGCGAAGCCCCGTGAGTGTTGTTCTTGGGTTCCCGGGCCCTTATTAACAAACACATAACACATACAGCATACAACATAACAATGGCGTTAGTCCGACGCAACAACAAATCATCCAACCAGGTTGCCACCCGTCCGTTCAACCCGAACCAACTTATGTACGACATGGGTTTGGGAGCAGCGGAAGGTGTCGGTCGACTGGCCCTCAATGCAGTTCGTGGCATCGTTAGCGCTTTCCAGGCGCGCGGTGCCTCCAAGAAGGAAATAACCCAGGTAGTTGCCCCTCTCGCTCGGTCATTGGCTTACACGTCTCGACCACCGCGTTATATGCGCGCGGAAGGCGGACTCATGATTGAGCACATCGAGAGCATCCAAGTGGTTGATGGTAAGAATGCCATTCCCATCAACACCCAAACTTTCACTTGGCTACGACCCATTGCGGAGAATTTTGAGGAATACCAAATCAAGCTGGATTTCGCATGGAATCCGGTCTGCCCAGCTACTACGACTGGGCAGGTGCGACTTGCATTTGATTATGATCCCGCAGATGGTCTCACTGGCTACAACGACGCAGCAGATTATTTCAACACCGCAGATCATTGTATCTCAGCCGTTTGGGCACCAGCAGCAATCTCGCCACGTAAGAGTGGTTGGTTGAAAACTGGTCTCGGCGGCTCCGACGTGCGTCTAATTTCACCTGGAACACTTTTTGCTTACATCCCAGAGACTGACTACGGGTTTGTTACGGTTCGCTACCAGGTTCACCTGCGCAAACCGCAACCCGCCAGCACTGGCGTAGCAATGTTTAATGGTAGCATGAACGTTGCGCAGCAGAGCGCACCATTCACCCTGCGTGGTGATCTGCGCGGTGAGGGACGTTTAATCAAGAGCATTACACCCACGGCATTCACAGTTGCTGCCCAGCCGGGTTACCGGATTGTCACGTACTTCGGTGACAACGCAGGCACCGTCGCGTCACTTGGCGTTAGCGATGGTGTGCGGATGGGCACACGTAGTGACACCGCTATGGCGTTTACTGTCCTGGTACTGCCCAACGCTGAATGCACCATTACACCAACCTTCACTGTACCCGGTTTGACCGCATACAAGGTCACCGTGAGCACTATATTTGAGGATCCGCGATATTTGTGATTCGTTCGACAACCCATGGAGGTTCTACATAGTCTACATGTCCTTCACAACCATTAAATACCAACGGCGATATGCACCGGAGGATTGGACCCCTAAGATGGAGATTCTAACCGTTGGACACAAACAGATACATTTTGCATATATTACCACCTCATCCTGTCAACTGTGGTCCAGCACAGTATGGTCGCCGTGAAGGCATTAGAATCTGGAACAGCACTCAAATCCGTAAGGTGGGGGAGTGTAGCACCACAAACAGCTTGAAACCTGG